TCACAGAAGAGCAAAGAGATGATATTGCAAAAAAGTTCATATCAGTCAATATGGATTTATTTCAAGGGGATAAAGACAAAATGGTATTCTATGCTGAATACTTCCAATGGATGAGGGATAAGGCAACGGAAATGGAATTATATGAAACCGCAGACCTCTACGAGAGATTGATGAAAATATTATACCAACAGAATTGATTTTTAACCAGTAGATACTATATTTATTGAATAACAAATAAATATGAAAATCACAAATAGAACGGAACAAAGAATCTACGATTTAATTATCGAAGACATTTACAGCACCGAAAGCCGCAGGTCATTACTAACAAATACCCAAATAGGTAAAGTATTAGATTTATCACCTATCACAGTAAGAGATAAAGTAATCAAACTACGGAAACAAGGTCACTTTGAAATTTTAATAAATCACTTCGACGAGAATAATAAATTCTTCCAACGAATTATCCTTCAAGGAACCACAGAGAATAAAGATTAGAAAACACAAGTATTTTGCTCAATATTTGGATTACGGAAAACATTGAAGAATTAAAGAAAATATGTAGTAGAATCACTCGCGGTAATGACAGCGAGGATCTACTACAATTATCTGTTCAACAATTCTTACTAAACAAAAAAGTTCCAACAGTTCCAGATAATCAAAAATTATTCTTCTTTACTCGCATCGTCCGTAATAACTATAATTCTAAAAGTTCTCCTTACTATCACCAATATAAGAAGTTTCAATTCTCAGAGATTGGGGATATAGAAATAGAATATTTAGAAGAAGAGGACGAACCTATAATAACACTCGATTGGGTTTATCAAGAATTAGATAAACTAGACTGGTATTACAAACGACTAATGGAAATGTATATTGAAGAAGGGTGTTCAATTACAAAAGTTTCAAAGAGAACAACAATACCTCTCAATAGTGTTAGTAGGGACATCAATAAAATTAGAAAAATACTAAGAGAAAGACGAAATGTGCAATTGTAAAAATAAGACCAATACAGAGGAGAAACTAGTCCCGAAGGGGATTACACCAATTCAGGTAATTCAAGTTGCTGGCGCCCCCTTAAATTACTCCATAGAGGAAGTAATAAGAGCGAAGGATTACATCAACGCAAGAGATAAAAAAGAAGTAGAAAGAGATTTTGTATATCAACTCCTAATGAGAACAGGAGGACCAGCAATCTATGGATACTGTGATATCCCTTGTATGAATGATTTAAGAACTCATATCAATAAACTAGACCAACAATTACAACATGGCTAGAAGACCAAGTAGAGCAACTGGTAATCCAGTAGGAAGACCCAAAATAACTATTGATGAATTTCCAAAAGATTGGAAGGAACAATTACTTAGAATGGGGGCAGATGGTATGTTAGATGTGGATATCAAAGCATATCTAAATATCTCCAATGATACATTCTATCGTTTAATGGAAGAAGAATCTCAATTTTCGGAAATCGTCTCACAGATGAGGACATTATCGCATGCTTGGTGGGTTTCTATTTCAAGAAACTCATTTGCATCAGGAACATCAAAACAAGTAAATTCACAACTTTACAGTTTAATACTTCGCAATAGATTTAAGGATGAGTGGAACGCTGAGAATAAAATTGATATTACAACTCAGGGTGAAAAGATTGACTCCAATAAAAAGATTGAGATTGAAATAATTAAAAAGGCAATAGATGGCGACCAAAGCAAATAAAGCGGCAGTATCAAGAAAAGTAACCTTCGGAGTTAGGAGAAAAGGGAAACATAAGAAAACCAGATCTCCCAAAGATAAACCAGTTAAACCTTATAGATCACAAGGTAGATAATAGAAGACATGCCAAGAAGCAAAGTAAGAGGGGGTAGAAAAGCCCACAACAAACGAGTTAAAAACAGAAACAAACTCAACCAAGAGAACTGGCAAAAAGCAGTCAATTTCGCATATAAGAAACACGAGGAGTGGAAGGCATCAAAATCAGAACAGACAGATCCTGTGACGATTCAAGTTAAAGAATAACCTGTTGAAGATACAAACGACACAGACCTTTGAAGACCTATTGAACCCTGATTACAGAAACTATGTATTTCAGGGGTCTTCGCGTGCAGGGAAAACATATAACATTATTTTATGGATGGTGATAAACATTCTCAATGAGGAGAATAAAGTATATTCTATTGTCCGTAAGACATTACCAGCACTCAAAGGTTCAGTCCTCAGAGATCTCAAAGACATACTAATAAAATTAGATATGTATGACTCTAACAAATGGCACTCGGTAGATGGTTATGTTGAGATTGGGTCAAACATGATTGAATGGTTCTCATTGGATCTGGAAGAAAAAATACGCGGACGCAAGAGAGATATTTGTTTTGTGAATGAAGCAACAGAAATAACCTATGATGAATATGTCCAATTATCCCTACGAACCAGTGAGAGAATGATATTGGACTTCAACCCATCTTTATGGCAATCATGGTTATATGACATGGAACATCAACCTGATACTTTTTATACGATTGTCACTTATCTTGATAATCCATTCCTACCTCAACAACAAGTGGAGGAGATTGAGAAACTACAACATAGAGACCCTAACTTGTGGAGGGTATTTGGTCTTGGTCAAAAAGGTATTCCAACCAGAGTTGTATTCAGTCATCAACAGATTTATGATGAATTACCACAAGGAGCAAAACTATTGGGATACTCAGTTGATTTTGGGTATGAAGATCCATGCACCTTACTCCAAACCTATAAACTTGGGGAATCAATTTATTGTAAGGAACTGTTGTATTTGAGGAATGTTACAATCCCCGATTTCATTTACAAAATAAAGGACTTAGGAATCAATCTAACAGACGATTTCATCTGTGATAGTGCTAACCCACAGGCAATATCAGAAATGTCAAGGGCGGGAATAAATGCAAAGCCAGTGAAGAAGGATACCATCTTGTCAGGTATCGACCAAATCAAAAGACACAATCTATTTGTCCATAAGGATTCAAAAAATCTATTGGAGGAATTGAACTCTTATGTATGGAAAAAAGATAAGAACAATAAAAACATTGATGAACCAGAAGACCATCACAATCACTTATTGGATCCGCTCAGATATATTCTACAAATGAAGGTAATGAGAAACACTGGTGTCTATGTGATGTAAAATGAGAGATTAAAATAATAGATATTTATAGATATATGGAAACAACCTACATAGAACACAAAGGTCAAAAGTATGAAGTAAAAGAGCCAACCATAGAATCATGGAAAAATGTAATGATATACAAAGACCTATTAGATGAGGAAGAGATGTATATCAAAATGATTTCTGAGGTTACAGGAATTTCCATGCAAGAAATCAAAAGTGCTGACGCACTTGAAATCAGGATTGCTGGTGACAAGTTGTGGAGGTATCTAAATCAGGAATCAAAAAAGTTATTCAAGACCATTGAACATCATGGTATTACCTACAACTTGGTTGATTTCAGTAAAGTATCATTTGGTCAATTTGTGGATATTGATACATTCATGAAAAAAGATGAATCGTATAAGGTTGCTAATCTAAATGAACTGGCGGCATACTTATACTGTGAAGATGGTGTGGTTTATGGTAAATCAGACATCAAAGCAAGAATAGAAGATTTCAAGGATTTACCAGTAAAGTATATTGAAGGAGCAATTTTTTTTTTGTTGAATTTGGGAAAGGGATTGCGAGAACTTACCACACTTTATTCCAAGAGCCCGTTCATGTGGAAGATGATGGAAATAAGAATACGATGGGTAAATTTTGGGGATGGTATCAGGCAATTGTTCTCCTCGCGGAGAACAAAATTTGGAAAATTGATAGTGTTACTAATCTCCCCCTTGTGGCTTGTCTCAACCATTTGTCGTGGCTTATGGACTACAATAACGAACAAGAGAAAAAAATAAAAGAAATACAGAAAAGATAATATGTCTTCACCAACTCCAACCCCAAGTCCAACTCCAAAGGAAGTCAATTTTAAGACACTGGCAACGGACTTTGAAACATTGGCAAACTTACATAAGCAGTTGAACTCATTTGGTTTGGGGGACATTGACCAACTTACCTATTGGACACAATCAAGATTGAAGGAAGATAATACGGAATATCAATCTCCATATTATCCCCTATTATACATTGTTCCATCAAAGGTTGAGAATGATTTACAATATAAAGTTTGGGAGTTCAATACAACAGTATCAGATATTGTTGAAGATTCATTACAAAATAATGAAGACACTTTGTCAGACACCCTACAAATACTTCAAGATGTAATATCACAATTCAGGTTATCTACTACAAATGTATTGGGTAATTACTACGACAAATACTATGTTGATGATGAGGTTGTTTGCACCCCATTTTTAGGGGAACAGGACGACGATCTAAATGGTTGGAATGGTCTATTGAGGATAAAGACGATGACCTCATTAGACCGATGTGCTGCGGCTTTTAACGAATGGACTGGTGCGTCTATCACTCACCCCAACGGAATCAACTTAAAAACCTTTACAGACGATTTTAGAATATTGTCTGATTATCACAAACAGATTCAATCTTATGGATTTGGTAAGATGGATGAATTTACCTATTGGAATGAGATGAGGTTGAAGGAGGATAATACTAGTTTCAACTCACCATACTATCCATATTTTTATGTTATACCAAATGATGTTATACAGAAGTTTGGGTTTATGGAATATAAATTTACATTCATAGTATCAGACATTATACAGAGAAGTTTAGAAAACCAAGTAGATGTATTATCAGATACACTACAAATTATGGATGACATATTGGGTCAGTTTAGATTATCTGTTACGAATTCATTAGGTAATTTTAATGAGTTATATTATTTGAATACACCGATTGTTTGCACCCCGTTCCTTGAAAAGTATGATGACTTGTTGGGGGGATGGGTTGCTGATGTTACGATTGAAGTGAAGACACCTCTTGATAGATGTGATGCTCCATTTGATACATTTGTTAGTCCAACACCAACTCCAAGTCCAACTCAGACACCTGGTTTGGTTACACCTACGCAAACTCCAAGTCCTACTCAAACCCCGAGTGTAACACCAACAACAACACCGACTCCGACAACAACAAGAACCCCAACTCCAACACCTACAAATACAGGAACACCTACGAATACTCCAACACCAAGTTCGACACCTGCTCCGTTTGACCCATTATCATTGGGTAATCTACAACATTGGTATCTATCTACAAGTGGGGCAACATCTGCGTCTTGGACTAACTTGGGATTATTGGGTGGGGCAGTCAATCAAGGAGATCCATTGTTGAGACCAACAATCATAACAGAAACATTAGGAACATTTAGTGGAACTGCTGTAAATTACTTTGGTGCTCAAAATCAAGGATCAGGATTCCCATTAGAGAATTATTCAGGGTCTTCTATCTTTATGGTAATGAAAATAAATGCTTACGACCCACTCAGAAACTGGACTATCAACTTAGCGGGTGGTGCTGGTGTTTGTGCGATTATTACTACTAACCAACCAGGTATTGTAAAAAATCCTAATGTTATTCTTCCAACTATAAATCCTTATCCTTTGGGAGAATTGTTTATGGCATCATCAGGACAATCTGGTTCATTCATAAGTGTTGCATTTAATGATGTTCTTGGTAGTAGTGTGGCTCCATTCACAGGCACAGATGTATCTGACTTCTTCAATATTGGTAGTAATGAGGCACAAACAGCGAATGATACAAGTATATTTGAATTATTGATTTACAACAGATTGTTGAATGCATCTGAATACGCACAGGTGGTAAATTACATCAAAACAAAGTATCAATATAACTCTTGGTAATCGAAATATAATATGTTCCAACAAGTCCCATTACCTTTAACCACAGAAGCATTAAATGAATACGGAAAGTTATTTACTGGTTATCTAAAAAAAGAGATACAGAAAAAACAATTCCCGTATGGTAATCCCAACCAAAGAGGATTGGGTAATAAGGTTGCGTCAGGTAAGTTATTAAACTCCATTGATTATGAGGTAATAACTGGTAGTGATGGAAACCCCACATTAGAAATATCTTACATAGATTATTTTGAGAATGTCAATTTAGGTAGAAGACCAGAAAAAAAGAGAGTCCCAATAAAAGCCATTCTCGATTGGATAAAAGTTAGGGGATTAAAAGGTAGAAATAAGAAGGGTCAGTTTATCCCCAATCTAAGTTTTGCCTTCGCAATACAAACAAACATATTTAAGTTTGGTATTCGTTCTGCCAATATTTATGATAAAGGACTTGATGGATTATTAGATTTGGTTGATAATCCACCAGCAGAATTACAAGGAGAATTACAAGAGATTTACA